TTTTGATTATTTCGCGACTGATTTTTCAAGTTTCGAGAGTCATTTTACCACTGATATGATGCTCATGTGCGAAGGACTACTTTATAGGTACATGTTGTCCGGGACAAAAACCGGACGTAAAATTTACGAGTTACTAAGAGATGTAATTATGCTTGATAGTTACAAGTTGAAGTACGGGTGCTTAAGTGCCACAGTGAAGGGGAAGAGGATGAGTGGAGAAATGTGCACGTCACTCGGCAACGGATTCAGCAATTTAATGCTTATCCTATTCGTTGTTGAAACATGCACAGGAGCTCCACCACATGGTGTTGTAGTCGAAGGTGATGATGGTTTATTTACTGTTCCTGCCCGTTCGGGGATTACAGCCAAACATTTTGAAGACCTAGGTTTCAGAATTAAGATCGAAAAACACAAGTCTGTACAAACAGCTTCTTTTTGTGGGAACATCTATGATTATATGGATCAAGTTGTTCTTACTGACCCTAAAAAGGTCCTTGTGAATTTCGGTTGGACGAAACGTCAAGATGTTAACGCCAGTAAAAGCCGACTTGCCGTTCTTAGCCGTGCCAAGGCATATTCAATGGCACACCAATACCGCGGATCCCCAGTTATTGGATCGTTTGCAAAGTGGATACTTTTAGCGACTCGCAAAGTTGAAACGAAGTTCAGAAAGCAACTGAACAAAAACGACAAGAGCTTCTCTCACTGGGAGCGTACCAAGCTCCTGGAGGCGGTAAAGGCTGATGTACAATATGTGGAACCCACATTAAGAAGTCGCGAGATCATCGCTGACACTTATGGAATCTGCATAGAGGATCAGCTTGTTCTAGAGAGATATTTTGATAGTCTTGGTGGTTTGCAACCAATAGACCACCCTATCCTTCGGAACTGGGATGTTCATAACCCAGTCTGGTCAGAGTACTATGACGCCTACGGTAGATTTTACACACCAAGAAAGCGTATGGAACCATCTCTGGCACTCAAGTACATTAAAAAGACCAAAACCAAGACGATCTTGGACGTAACGGGTTTAGAGACCGTTATCCGAAATGACCACTTCTAAGCCATTTTCGAAACAGGCGCATAAAATACACGCGAAAAACATGGGAAGCCAATGTCAGTAGCGGTGATCAGGAAAGTCGATAATCCTGACGCTCTGGGATGGGAATGGCTACGTGGTTAGATGTGAAGGTAATCCACACCGAACACAAGATCAGCTGGCTTGAGTAACAAATGCTAATGGCCC